ACATCCGGCATATCTTTGAAGCTCGCGACATGCTTTTCAATTTGAGCATCCGTCATCGCCTCACAATCCTTCCGTCCATGCATTTCTTGAAATTGCTTTCACGCGAGCCGGCCATTGGCGGACCTTTTCTCTGCTTGCCGCCGACGCTTAACCTTTCCCGTTTTGCGCGGGCTTGAATGTCTTTGAGGGATTTCATCTTGTGACAATTTCGGCAAAGCGCCTGCCAATTATCGGAAGCGTTGTCGCCATCGTGGACGAGCGCGCAAATGTGGTCGAACTCATAATGGCCGGGAATTAATTCATGCCCGCACATCGCGCAGCAATTGTTCTGAGATTCTACAATAGCCTTGCGTTCAGACTGGGAGAGCGCGCGGCGGGGGATCATGCAGCCTTCCCCGCATTATCGGCCAGTTCCTGCTTTGCCACGCCGATCAGTTCGCTAACTACGCGCAGAACATCGTCTTTGGATGTTTGAAATTCCTCTTTCGACATCGCCTGCTTGGATTGGGATTTTGCCGTGTAGCGCGTGACCACGTTCTTGTTCACGGTTACGAGAGTGAATTCATCTATCTGGCGCCCCCAAGCAGAAACCCGCATCGCGTCGGCATGTGAGGGACAAATCACGCTGTCACTGTAGCAATGGCCGGACTTGATAAGGGCATATTTGCGGAGGGCATCCGGCGAGCTGAACCGCTCGGCCAATAGCGGGGGCAAGTTCTTCCAGGCTTCCTCCACGGCGGCGAACATATGCTGGCGGGAACGGGTTGAATGTTCGGGCTCATCCACCAGGCGCAGGACTTCGCCGCGGGCAAATTGTTTGTCGGCACACCGCACCATATAGGGCGAGTCAGGCCGGAAAACCTCCCCGTCCCAATAGCAATGGATGGGCCGCTGCTCGCTCATGCTGCTAGTGCCTCAGATCCATAGGCGCGGATCTTGGCAACGATTTCGGCAAGCTCGGCATTGAACTCGGAAACTGCCGTCCGAAGCTCCGCGATATAGGGTTCGTCCCGGAATGCGCGCTTCACAAGCTTGGGAACGCCGGGCCAGTAGCAGATAATGTCGATCCATTCGCGCTCGGCCACCATCAGAGCGCCCTGGCATTGGGCCTTGTGCTCCGGGGGAAAGTCGTCCTTCAGCAAAAGCTCGATCAGGATATGCGGGAATTTGGTCTTGATTTCGAGCATCCCGGGCTCCCCGATCAGGGAATCCGGGCTCACACCCATGTTGCCGTTCCGAATAAAACCAACGCGCTGCGCCTCGACGTTGCGCGTGAAGCAGTAGAATTCGCGGGCGTCGTTTTCCATTTCATGCCCGCGCTCCATGCTGGCGTTGGAATAGCTTTCCATGGGCTCGCCTGAGATGATTTCGCCGGCCAGCTTGAGCATGTAAGTGCGCCGTGTGGCCTTGTCCCTGGCTTCCTTCTTGATGCCAAGAAGTGTCTTGAATTCGCTGGCGGTCGGGATGCCCATGCGGCATTGCAGCCACTCAGGCGAATTCTGCTCGCAATCAAAAATCTCGATCATGATTTCTTGCCCGGCTGAGAGTTGAGGGCTTCGATGATGCGCGGCAATTGCTGCTGCGTGATTTCCGCGAGGGATGCCAACTTGAAGTGTTTGCAGACCTTTTCTGGGTCCGAATTCGTCCGGGCCATAACGTCCCGCAGCGTCTCGATCTGCTCCTGGGTGATACAGCCGTTCCCGCCAGTCGCGTTTCCATCATCGTCACCGACCACGATATTGAAGATGGCCTTGAGCAAGTAACGCTGCCCGTAAGACATAGCGGACCCGGCGGCGTGGGTCCTGGTCATCACGTCACCACCCTTGGCGCCTTTGCCATCGGCCGGCATGTCGAAGTGATAGGTGCGGGTGTGGCCTGCTTCGTGGAACACTTCGCACAGAACGCGGACATGATCGGCCGGCGCACCATCGCCAGTATCGAAAGTCAGGGCAAAGCCGTGTTTGGTGTAGATCGGGCGAATCTTGCGGTCTATGGCCGCGTAGGTGGCGTATGCGCTCTTGGTCTGGGGATTGTTGGCGTCGGCGCGGACATGGCCCATTTCGTCCTGGGCGGCCATCATGGCGGTTCCGAATTGGCGCTTGGCTTCCGCAGCACGTTCCTCGCGCGCCATAGCCATAAGCCGTTCCAGCTTATCGACATCGGTGGCGGGATCGCGCGCCGCGCGAGCGATAATGTCCAGCATCGTTGGCTTCTCGTCCGGGATGCCGGGCAGATTGTCCTGTTGCTCTGTAACGGCAGTATTTACCTTTGCAAGTGCGGTCATGGGGTGGATTCCTAGTCCTTAAATTGCTGTAGTTCGCGCCAAATCTCGGCCTTTGATTTCCATTCGGTGTGATGCGCGTTCGCCAACGTCCAGATGAATAGCAGCGCGCGGCCACGCTTCTCAGGCGACCAATCCTCGCCAACGCCTTTCTTCCTGAACGCGGCAGCCTCCGCAGCGATGTCGGCTAATTTCGTCATCCCCTCACACCGTCCATGCCAGCCCAAGCAGGGCACCAACACTTACCGCCATGAGACACAGCGTTATGAACACAGGCTTTAGCCATCTGCGTTCTCTCTCAAGTTCTGGAGGCTGGTAAACATCAGTGATGACCCATACGCCGTCTATTAGATGGGCTCTCATGTTGATTGCTCCGCGAGGCGCTTCATGTCGGCAAAGGCTTCTTCGTTGCCGTCAAAGAAGCGGCACGGATTGATAGGGTGGCCGCTCTCGCGATAGATCAATTGGCCCGCGAGCAGCGAGCCGTGGAAGCGTTCAAGCGCATATCCAGCCTCGCCTGCCAGATGCACAGCCCAACCAGCCCGGCAATGCGTCGTGTTACATGAATGCCAAGTGGACATATCCAGCGCGTTCGGTTTCGATATAGCCTCGAAAATCTTCTGATGGATGTTCTCGATCTTCGGCGTAGGTGGCACACCAAGCGCGCGGGGCTCGCCAACTGTCCAAGATGGATCAGCCCGAAGGTCTTTTTTGTTTTCTCGGAAGGCGATATTTTCGCAGTCCGAGCAGCGCGAGCAGCGCGAGCAGTCCGAGCAGCGCGAGCAGTCCGAGCAGTCCGAGCAGCGCGAGCAGCCCGAGCAGTCCGAGCAGCCCGAGCAGCGCGAGCAGTCCGAGCAGCGCGAGCACTCCGAGCAGTCCGAGCAGCGCGAGCACTCCGAGCAGCCCGAGCAGTCCGAGCAGCGCAAGCAGTTGGTGCAATTCTCACAATTCTCAAGGCTGTCGAGAGCCTTTTGAGCAGCTTCGCGCGTTCCCCAATATTGGATGGAACAGCGGTTACCGTTATCGTCTTTTAGCCATTCGGTCATGTCTCATCCTCATCCTGTGCAGCATCCATGATGGCTTGCTGTGCTGGTGTGGGGTGCCAGCCGGGCTCTAATTTCAAAACCCCATCTTTTTGTAGCAAACATCACAGACCAAACTGCAATCATTTGTCGTCAGACCGGGGAATGTGTCGCCCAGCTCGATCTCCGCTTCTTCGTCTGTCCAACCTTTATCGAATACCTCGCCACAACAATCACACCTGAATTGATTAGGCCCGATATCGTTCATGATACCACCCGCGTATGTATTTCACAGTCCATGCAGCGTTCGACACGCGTGCCATCCGGCAATAGATGATCCAGCTTGTATCTGTGCTGGCCGTACCATTGGCAGCGGGGCATGTCGCGGACGGGGTGGGGATCGTCTGCAACCGCTTTAGCGGCACCAGCCTTGATGACTTGCAGCATGTTCATGATTATGCCCCTATTGACATAATGGGTGTAACATTGCGGACTTTGAACCGATTGCCGCTCGCGCAATCACGCATGAAATCATCGGCCTGTTCGACCCGGCAATAAGTGCGGAACGACCGTTCAAGAGAGCCGCGGTCAACGGAGGCAATGTATTCGCCAGGAAGCGTAAAACCGGCAAGCGCACCGTCCAGCATCATCTTGTCGAACTGGAATAAGTATTTCATTTGTTCTCTCCGGTCTGAATTCATGCCAACACCCTAATCCCCCCAATCAACCCCGTCAACCCTATTGACGGAATTATTTTAGGGGGCTATAAAGGGACCATGAGCTATACCGTTTCCCCGCCGATCCGGCCGCAATACAAGGATAGCATGCTGAAAATGCGCCCCCGGACGGACATTTTCTTCCTGGGCGCCAACGCCGACAGCATAAAATCGGTGGCATCGAGGCTTTCGATCGCTGGCCGACGCTATATCACCAGGCGAGAAGAAACCGGCGTCAGAGTATGGCGGATAGCATGAGCGAGCGCCCCCATTTGTACGTGGTCCATGAACACCCACCTTGCAGAGTGGAGCGGGAAAGTTTCACTTTCATTCGCATAACCGACACGCGGGACGGGTTCGACGAGGTTTTTATCGCCCGGGATGGTGAGGTCGAGCTGGCCTCCAATCTCGAAACCGTGCGGGCGCTGGAGCATTGGGTTGGCTTGATAAATGATAAAATTGAGTTGCGTTACCCGCAGGAATTCCCCGGCGGCATGAAATAACCTTTATTAATCAGGGGTTTGTCATGAACAGATTTGACTGGCCGATGCTTTTTGCCTTGCTGGGAAGTTCCATTATCGGAATTTCCGCTGTTCTTACAACCGTTTACTGGGTCACGAAGGCAGCGCATGTTTTTGCCGCGCTGCCCAAATGAACCGGATTCATCTGCTGTTTGCTCCAGGTCGGCCGTTGAAGCGCAAATCCGCCCAATACCGGCTCACGCATCAGCGCTTGAGAGACGAGATCCATCCGCCCAAGCGCGAACGAAAATGCATAAATTCCCGCAAATTCAGGCAAACAGGGGCGTGGGA